TTAAGATCTACAGCTACTAATGAATACACCATACAACACAGGAAAAGTGGAGATCGGCAAGTATTACCAAAAGCCGTACTATGTTGAGCAAGATGACGATATGCTTGCTATTCAGGGTTGGCTTATTGGTGACAGCAAACAAGCTAAGCGAGAACGAATTGCCAACATAATTTACTGTTGGTTGCTGGTTGCAATGGTGTTTTTGTCTATTTTTGGCGCATTGGACTAATATGCTTGCGGAAGATAAAAAGCAACGCTTAATTGATATTGTGGCTAACGACCCCGACAATTACAGGCTTGGATTTGACGAATGGATGCCTAAAAATTGGCACATTATTGTGGCTTTTTTCCATGAAGCAAATCGGGTTTGGGGGTCGGGTCGCAGACACCATTCAGCAAGGGATTTGTGCGCTTATTTAAGGCATGAATCGGCAATATCTGAAGCCCAAAACAAAAGCCAAATGAACCCAAAGCCATTTAAGATCAGCAACAATGTATCGCCTTACCTTGCTAGGCTTTATATTGCTGTATTTCCTGAACGGGATTGCTTGTTTGAGTTAAAAGAATTAACTGCCGATTAAGCTAGTATGTCTAAGGCTTTGTTAATTTTAGCGATACGGTCATCAATCCCAATCTTGCCGCCATTGATTCTTACGGTCAAGGTTGTAATGTCCATATCATCAGCCAAGGCGTTTAGTCCACGCTTATTCCAAAACCAACCAGCAGAAAGAGCCGCATAGCGGGGTTGTTCTACAAGTTGGGGGTTAGCTACCAAGTCCTCACCAATTGCCTCTCCAAAGGCTTTGTAATTGTCTTTACCAGTCAATTGGATAAGTCCACGCCCGATGTACTTAGCACCGTCACCATCTTCGGTGTTTCCCATACGACCTGAATACACTTTATTAGCTATCTTTTCAGGTTGTCGCTCATACTTTTCAGCCATATCCATGTCAGGAAAACGGGAAGGCCAAGTATTCATTAACGCTTTAGCCGAGTAGTTCAGATTTTCTTTTAAGAACTTAAAGCCGCCTGATTCGTGCATACATTGACCAATAAAGCAGGCTTGGCGTTTAGGAGTGTTGATTTGGTATTTTTCAAAGGTTTCTTGCAATGGCTCAAACCACTTGCCTTCAATGCCTAAAGCTAATAACTGGGCTTCAATCATCTTTTTTTTCTTTCGACTTCATTTCCATGATTTTTTCAAGGGTTCTGCCGCCAAAATACGCAGACACGATGAGCATAATCATCTGCCCAAGCAATTCTACATACGCTGGCTTAACCACCACATCAAAAGCGGAAGCGGTCGCAAATATGAAATAAGCTACCAAAAGGGCTACAAGCGTCATAGGGCGTACATTTTTAGAAAGCCAGCTATCGCTACCTAGATCAGCTTTCCAACGCTCTGACACATTGTTTTGCTCGTTCATGTCAGCTTGCAGTTCGGCTAGTTTGCCCTCTTGAGCAAGTTTGGCTAAGTCTAACTGAGCTTGGGCTTTAGCTGCTGGATCAGGAATCAGCTTGTCAATTAGCTTCATTCCTACGCCAAGAATAGCGTCTAGTCCCAACATTATTTTCTGCCTACTGAAGTTTCGTTATCACCCTTGCGAACAGTAACTTTATCGCCTTCTACCTGTACGCTCATTGGGTCACGATCAGCCATTCCATCTAAACGCTGGATAAGTTCTTTCATAATCTCAAACTCAGGCTTTTCTTGTTTTGGGGTAGCCCCAGCAACACCGTTAAGCATGGAAATTAACGCAGTTAGGGAAGCACCAAGCAAGCCCATTACGGCAGCCATTTTGCTTTCTTCTAGCACGATAGATGCGCCTACGCCCATAGCCACAATAATAGTGATATAGACTAAGCCGTTTTTACCAATCGCTTTACCAGCGACTTCTTTAGCAGATTCAATGTATGTGTTTTCACTCATTTTTTTATAAAGAAAAAGTCAGTAAGAATTGAAATAGTGCCGCCAAATACGGAAGCAACCCCCATTAATGCCCAAAGGCTACCTTTTGACCGTTCAGCCATAAGTACCAGCTTCTTTAGGTCAGATTCCATGTCATCAATCTTTTTTTCCATTGATGAAAATTTGCTTTCGTAGTTCTCAATCTTGTTCCACAAGACACCGTAACGAACTAGGTCAATAGGCCCTTTATCTTCCATAATTAATCTTTCAAAACATCAATTACCAATTGCTACCCAAAGAAAATCTACAAATGAATCTTGATTTGCATTGTTTCCTCTGACCCATGTGTACCCAGTTGTAGACAATGCTGTTACAACCGTATTTGATGTTCCAGCTTGAGACCCACCAGTGATTATATTTGCAAGGTTTACATTGACCATGTAAGCATTGTTAGGAAAAGGTATTGGAAAAGTAACTGATGTAGAAGTGCTTGACGTTGCAGCAGCAGCAGACCCTCTGCCCCATTGCATCAGTATACCGTTTGGTAAATAGGTATATCCGTTATTAGCGGCAGATGCCCCGCCAGAAGTACCTGATAATGTCATTGTCATAATTACACCTCTGTTTGTGTAGGAGAAACATTTTCTTCTGAAACAGGGGTAACAATTTCTTCAACTACAGCAATTTCTTTTTGAGCTTTAAGGCTACGCAATTCGTCTAATGTAGTTGCAGAAAAATTTGTAATATCTCTTAAACGCTGTTTTTCAGCAACAATAGCAGTAGTGTCTGCACCAGTTTCTAAAGCCCTTTGGAAAGCTACATCTTGTGCTGCAAGCAAAGGCTTTCTTTCTGCTCTTAAACGATTCTTAGTGATTTCTGTAGCTTTGGCTAGATTAACGGTTACCTTACCATCTGCTAGTTCCCAAGCATCAAAAAAATCATTTCCTATTGGAAGGTCAGAAACATTAACAATTAAAGAACCTTTTGGAGTGTCTTTAGTTTGTACGGCTTCAATTGAAATTTCGCCAGTAGGGATGCAAACTGATACACCGCCATTGTCGTTAGTAAAAATAATTGCTTGTGTCATTTTTATTCCTTTATAAACTATTTACCGATACGCTAAAATAATCGCCATCATACGCTGTGCTTAAATTTACAACCGATCTACAATATACATAAGTAGTAGCTACAGTAGAAACATAGGCTGTACCATTTGCAGTATCTGGCCTTTGAGTTGTACAAATAACACCCAAATTAGTATTTGCAAATGCGTTAGTAAAATTAAATGTGTATGCTCCTGCGCCATTGTATGTTACAGAGCTAATATTGTAAGATGCTCTTATTGTTTGCGAGGAAGCATTATATGAACACCATGCTTTTGCAGAACCTTGGATGCAATTAGTAGAAGAAGTGCTATTAGTACCGTCTGATAGCGTTGATATTGTTAATGTTCCAGCCATAATTTATCCTTAAGAACTAAATACTGCAACATTAATTTGAGATGTATCATCTACGCCTACACCAACTGAACCGCCATTTGGTGTGCCATAAACGGTAAAACGCAAACTTCCTGTGGCATTTGTAAAAGTGTCGACCATACAAAGTTGTTTTGTATCACCTCGACCATTCATGCTTACTGTGGGCGCATAATTAGCATTTGGCATTGCGGTTATAAAATTTACGGTGTAATCACCTGTGCCATTATCAGTAACAGAAGATACATTAAAACTATTTCTAATGGCTACAGTACCTATGCCGTTAAAATTAACCCATGCTTTAGCAACGCCAGTCATGCCGTTTTGAGTGGCTAATACTCCGCTGCTGTCGTTCAAAGTTGAGATTGTAAGTGCGCCTGCCATAATATTTTCCTTTAAACGATTGTCCAAACACTACCAGTAGGTACTGTTACCGTTACACCTGTATTTATAGTGATTGGGCCTGCGCTCATTGCGTTTTTGCCACTAGTAATAGTGTAATTTGTTGTTACAGTTTGGTCATTTTCAACAAACACTTGGTTTCCACCACCGCCAGTAGCACCACCACCTAATGAACCCCAAGCACTAGCACCATAACCTTCATATTGGTTATTAGAAGTGTTGTAACGGATTTGACCTGTTACTGGAGTTGGCTGTTGCGCTGTTGTTCCTACTGGAACTTTAAGTGCGCCAGTACCATTAAATGAACCATTACCTGTAAAAGTAGAAATTCCTGTAACCGCTAAAGTACCACCAACCGTAGTGTTTCCAGTAATTGCTGCGGTAGAACCTGCGGTAAATGCGCCAGTTGCTTCTAATGTAGTAAAACGACCACTTGCAGGGGTAGTAGCACCAATAGTTGCACCGTTAATAGTGCCACCAGTAATAGTTACTACGCTTGTTGCTGCTTGAAGTTGGGTGTACTCTACGGCATCACCAGCAAAAGCGGCTGGGGCTAAATTAACAATTTTGTTGCTGTTTAGGTCTAAATCACCTGTCATCGGGGTTTGACCGTCTGCGGCAACCGAATCAGTCATAGCAGCAGCTAAGTCATTTAGAGTGTTGTTAGCCCATGTGGTCGATATAGTTGTGCCAGTTACTACTGGGTTTCCTGCTGGCAGGGTATAAGTACCCGATCCGTTTCTACTCATTATTGTTCTCCACTCATTGCTTCACCCGATTTTTGCAAACCTTGGATTGTTAAAAGTCTAGCTAAATCGTTGCGTGTTTTAGCGTCAATTCCTGTTTTGGGCGTTCTTCCAGCCCGCATAAGTTGTAGCGTATCTTCAGGTGACATTAAGGCTTCAGCTAGTTTTTGCGCCATTTCCCTGTTTGCTCTGCCATATAAAACATCGCCAGTCCGTGATGCTACATTACCTAATACTCCACTAGCAGCAGAACCAGTTAATGCAGTAGGAATGCCAGCAGTTTGCATCATATTGCTGTACGCTAACTTTTGTACGGTATCAGAACCAACACCTTTGCCAGCGGTTTCAGCAAACTTGGATCGTGCCAAATCTTCTTTAACTAAGTTTAGTCGGGCTAATTGACGCTCTGATAACTTGCCTTCGTCAATAACCTTTTGCAAATCATTAGAAAAGCGTGATACAAATATTTTTTCGTTTTCAGGCGAAATAGACTTTTTAGCCAGTTTTGCAATAGATTCAAGTTGCTCTACTGGTTTAGACAATCTTTCGTAGGTAACTCTAGCGGTCTTGTATTCAGGGCTAATTTCTTCAATAAAGCCAAGTAAACGCTTTTTAGCAGACATTAAGCCGTCTAATTCTGCGCTAGTAGCACCAGCAGCATCACGCTCTAACTTAGCTTTTACAGTCTTTATTTGACCGTCTAAAGCCATTTTTGTTTCATGCAAACCACGCATAGAACCAGCAGGGTCAGCTATGTCCATACCTTTGTTTGCAGCATTAACTTGAGCCTGTGACATTGCTTCTTTAATTGCAGGTGTTTTGGTAAGGCTATTAATTTCTTTAGTTAATTTAGGCGTAATCTGACCCAAATCAATCGGTTTAATTGCATCGGAATACAAGTCATCGGCTACCCGTTCACGAAAATCAACATATTTGCTTACCCGTGATTCAGGCGCAATGTTTCTAAGTGCATTTGCTCTAGCTTCAATTTGGGCTTGTTGCCGTGCAGCTACTAAGTTTGTAGATGCTGGCGATATGCCTACGGCAGTTCTTTGCAAGGCGGCTAGGCTTGGCACTCCAGCTACTTCCGCAGCAGTAGGCATAGAACCCGCTACTAAAGGCTGTGCAGCCCGTAGATTACGCATTGCTTTAGCTGATTCACCCCCAGCCGTTTCTCTTAAAAAACGACCTAAGATACGGTTTTGACCTTGTTCGTATAAAGGCTCAACCAAACCTCTGCCAGCTTGTACTGCTCTTGATCCTAATGCGCTTATTGCAGGGGCTACTGCACCTAATGGCGCACCAATAGCAGCACCTATAGCAGCATCTTTGCCCATTTCTTCATACATTGGCATACCTGTTGCACCAGTTTCTACTGGGGTCAACCCGCCTTGTATTCCACCAGCAACGCCAGTTGCGGCTGCGCTTTGAACATAAGGATTAGCACGGGCAAAACTAGGAATCATGTTTGCGCCTTTAGCAATTGCCCCTACACCTCTAGCAATACCAACCGCAGGTAATAAAGCACCGCCAATACGCCCACTCATGTATGAAGCTGGGTTAGCTTGTGAATATCCTTCTGCTTCTTGGGCTAAACGCTGTACTGCTTCGCTTACGCCACCACGACCACCAGTAACTAGCTGTGCGCCAGCCATTACAGGATCAATTGCAGATTTTGTTGCACCAGCCAAAAACGATTCTAATGGTCTAGGAGTTTCTTGCACATTTAAACGAACACCACGAACAGGTCTGCCAACAGCAGCACCGCCAGCAGTTTCAGCAAAAGTAGATTCAGAAACAGGCAATTCTGCTGGTTGTGATTCTTGCAAACGCAAACGAGCGTTAGCTAAAGCTATTGCTTGTTGTTGTTCTAATGTCATTTAAACAATGCCCTTTCTTCGGGTGTCATTACATTCCAAACATTTGGCGCAACCCCTGCTGGTGCAGGTGGTATTTTTGCTGCTGAAGCATTTGGTTTTGCTGGTGGTTTAGCTGGTGGCGTTGCTGGTGGCATAGCTGATACTCTGTCAGGAGTAGCACGACCTGAAGCAATGTAAGCAGAACTTAGCAATGTTTCTAAACGAGCTTGTTTAGCTTTAACAGTTTCAGGGCTATCACCAATTCTAGGGAAATAAGTACCACGCATACCAAGCAATTGCTCTCTTGTGTATGCTGCACCAGTTCTTAATGTCAATGCAGCGTCAAGCACATCTAACTGTGAATCTTCAATAATTTGTCGCTGTGCTAGGGTTATTGCACGGGATAGTACATTATCACCTGCTATTGCAGAAACAACGCTTGCTGGCACATTAGGCTTAACAGCAGTTGGATCAACACCTAAAGCATTTTGCATTTGCAAGATGTTTTTATCCAAAATATTAGCCATAAAGCCTGATTTACGCTCACCTTCGCTTGGCAAATTAATACTTGTTGCACCAGCTTTTTTAAGGTCAGCTTGATATTGAAAGAAATTACCTGAATAACCTTCTTTTACTGCTTGCAAATAATTTCTTTGGGCTTCTGTCATTTTTTCACCACCTGATGCAACTTCTTTAAATGTGCCATCAGGATTTTGAACTAATCTTTTTTGACCTTCTGTAAGCGTAATAGCTTCAGGGGTCAAGTTTTTAAGACCAATTTGCTGTAATGCAGGGTTGTATGCTCTTGAAGCAAAATCATAAGCAGCTTGTTGATTAGGTGCGCCCCGTACCATTTCACGAGGAATAGCTTGACCATCTTGTGTTGGCCCTGCTTGTTCAGGTGCAAGCTCTTCTCTGCCTTGCATAAGGTTACGGAATTCTTTAAGTTCGTCACCGTAACGCTGGCGCAATTGAGCAGCTAAGTCTAATGCCTGTTTATCGCCTCTTTCAGCAACTTTTTGACCAGCATAAAGCTGTGCTAATGGGGCTAATTGGGCAAAAATGCTAGGCTGAACATAACGACCACTAATCATTTGACCTTGTGGTTGTTGTTGTCCTTGCTTCATCAACAATTGCGCCATTTGTTGTTGGCGGTTTAATTGCTGTTGTTGACCTAGGATTTCAGGTGGCATTCCACCAGTTAAATCAATCGTCTGAGCCATATTATCTAAATCCTTTTTCCTGTGCAGCTAACATTCTGCTTGTTTCTGAGAAAGGGTCTGTTCCATATTGCTTAGAAATGCCGTATTGAGTTACTGGGTTGTAAGTGCTTAAACCACCCATTTGTGCATCTTTAGCATTTACTTGATCTTGTGTAGGCTTATCACCCTTACGCAATGCCGCAGCCATTAAAAGTGGGTTAATGTTGCCACTTTCTTGACCTAATTGCATTGCTTGTTGATTTAGCCCTGCGCCTTGTTGCATTGCCGCATTTTGACTAGCTTGTTGCGCTGCTAAGTTTTGAAATACTGGGCTTAAACCGCCAATATCTTGTTGTTGCCCTTGTTGGATGTAAGGATTAGGTGCGAATTGGTTATACATATTCATGGTAATAGTCCGTAATCTACGACTTTGTAGCCATCGTCAAGTGTTTTAACAGCGTATGGGTACACTTGTTCAACTTCTTGTGCCATTACGCCAACCTGCAATCCTTCACCTGCTAATGGATGATATTTTACTTCATCAATGTATTCAAAGCTATATAAAGTTAAACCGTTTTCTAGTACGCCAACAGGAGTAATGTTTTCTTTTAATCGAACATCAGAGAACGCCATCATTCCTGCGCCAGCCAATCCCATTAATCCACTAGTCATGCTGTTTTGACCTGCTTGCTGGGCGTTATAAGCACCCATCTGAGCATTGTTAGTCATCTGTGCAGCACCTAAAAGATCAGGGCCAGCCGTTGTAGCTTGTTGTGCAGAATTCACAAATTGTGGGCCTGTCACCTGTGAACCAGTACGCACCGCAGATAGCGTGTTAAGTGGTTCATTACGCAAATAAGCCTGTTCTTGCAAGGCAGATTGACGGGCTTGTTGACCAACGCCAAAACCTTGTGTTGTAGCACCCAAGAGCAGGTCATTTTCACGCTGGGCTTGGGTTTGCATTGCACGGTCATACGCTGTTGAACCAATGTCAATACCTTTATTGGCTAATTGTTGCTGTAATTGCTCACGACCTTGTTGTAATTGGGGTGCAAGGCGTTGCATATACGCATCTTGGTAGCTTTGGCTAGGATTAAAGCCAGTAGTAGGCAATGCGCTAGTGTCAAAAGGCGTTTTAAGCATATTCTCAACATAGCCAAGACCTGTTTGCGACAATCTTCCTAAACCTGCGCTGGTTTGATTTTGGTAATCTAAAAGCTGTTGTTGTTGTGGGCTTAAAGACTGGGTAGCTGTCCAAGTAGGATTGCCGTATGGATCTTCTCCAGTAATAGCGTAATCAAGCCTGCCATAAGGAGTTACTTGGTTTACACGATTAGCGGCAGTAGCTTGCCTTGCAGCATCTAAGTTACCTGCTGCGGTTTGCTGTGCTGCTGCTGCGTAATCAGGTGGGGGTGGTGCGCCACCGCCTTTGCCGCCACCCATAGGTGTGCGTTTACCTTCCCAAGTCCAGCCACTATGCTTGCTCTTTAATATGCTCATTTTTACGCTCCCTAATCCATCTGCAATCAGCTTTATTCATTTCAAAAACTACAATATCACCGCCATCATCGTGTACACCAGCAAACCGTATTGCTTCTTTAAAGCCTAATTTTTGGTCATATTCCATAGCTTTTAAGTTTTTGCTATTGACTATTCCAAACATCTTTTCAAGATTGCAATGATTAAACGGATAATCAAATGCTGCCTTTAAAAACTGTTTAGGCGTATAACCACCTTTTAAAGCAACTACATGGATTTGACAAGTTTTACCAATAAATGCCGTGTATCCAACTACCCACTCAATGTTTCTATTCTCATCAGCCCAAAATATAGCTTGCAAATCACCGCAAGGCTGAACTCCTATCTCGTTTTGTAATATTTGGGCAGCTAAATTCTTTAATTCCAATGTATTGGCTGACCAAAGCATTTACAAAACACCCCCTCGTTCCATTACATAATCCGTTGATGCCCAACGCAATTCAATTGCCTGAGATACCACATTTAAGCTAACTGAACCTGAGTACCCTATTCCTGTTACGCCTTGCCATATTTTAGTAGTAACAAGACCGCCACCCCAATTAGCGTCATCCCACTTTGATACATCCCATAAACCAATGGCTAAAATGTTAGGGTTAAACGATATTTGGTTTGTTAAATTAACTGTTTCAAAGTCTGTAGATATACCGCAAAGAACTGTAGGTACACCGTTATCCGTCTGAAGAATTGGGCGAACCATCGTAAAACGCTTTTGCTGTCCACGACTTTCAAAATAACTGTACGCTTGCTGGGCAAATCCTGAAATGTTTTGACCTGCATCAGCATTGGTATCGTAAAACTTACCTACATAGCCGTCAGCACCAAAATACATATCATCACCACTAAGTTCCCAACAATTTGCTGGAATATTAGTAAATCTTGCCCATGACTTTGTAATATTGTGCATTACATATTGTTCTGTACCGCTTAAAGCAGGAACATTCAATATCAACATATTTTGTTTAGCAAAGTAATTGATCTGCCAGCCATAGATATTGGAATAAAGGCTTGTAGCTTGTGAAATGGCAAAGAAAATCTTATCGGTAATGTTGACACGGGGATCAAGACGGGTAGATTGCAAACCTGCCGACAATGGAACTAAGCCACCTTCAGTCAAAACAAGCAAATCACCGCCAAACTTAAACATACACTTACGGTTAAATGTCTGTCCAATATTCCATAAGCCGACTAAAGCCCAATCATTAGGGTCTGAAGGGTCAGAACCTTTGTAAACAGCTACTTCACCGTTAGATGTAACAAAAGCAGCCATATCATCAACGCCATATCCAGCGTCAATAGTCCATGTACCCATAGCTTGCAGGTAGCCACCGTTCTTAAATATGCCGCCTAAAGGAAACTTAGTAACAGCACCGTTAATAGAATCTACGGGTAAATAGCAAAAGTCTAGGCTGTCCTTAATAACAAAGTACAAGCGTTCTTTAAACAAATTAACAGTTTCAAAGTTTTCGCTGTTTTCGCCTGTAATAAAGTATCTGACGGTATAAGTACCTACGGTGCTTGCATTGCCGCTTGGTGCGGTTGCCATCGTATAAGTAAGGGTAGTAAGTCCAGTTACGGTTACTCTGTAAACACCATTAAATTCTGCTGGGACTGCACCTGCTACGGTAATTGTGTTGCCAGTCACTAGCCCGTGTGCAACAGCCGTAGTCATAGTTGCGGTTAAATTACCTGTGCCGCCCCGTGTAATGCTAGATATTGTCTGTGCTGTGCTAGTTGTAGCTGACCTTGACCATCTTGTGCCGTCATAAACCACCATTGGGTCTTGACCGTTTACGGCTGGCATAAAGCTACCGCCTGCGGTTGTAATGCTAGTCTGAACCCATTGACCACTAGTGTTACCTGTAAGGCTTACGGTAGCGGTAGAAGTGCTTACATTGTAAATAGCGTTATTTGTAGCCCCAAATAGCGTGTTGCCTGAAGGACTGCTGTAATTAAGTAATGATAAAACTTTGCCTGTAATGCCTGTGCTAGATTTCGTAAATCCGCTTCTAAGTGTTACATCCGTAGGTGTAGGAAAGAAGTTGACCATCTGTACAGCATCAAGCGGTTGCATTTCTGCTAACGAATCCCGTGCGTTCCAACCGCCAATAGGGGCAGGAAGCGATGCTGTAACGGCTTTGCGTTGTTGTGCGACTGGCATGATTAACTGCCGTAACCAGTATCAGGAATGTTTGCCCAACCAATAAGCACAGCACTTGGGTTAGGTGCGAATGAAAGGGTAGCAGAGCCTTTATCGTTGGCTTTTGCAATGCTGAGATAACGGCTGTAATCTTGTTGCAATGCGGTTGTATCAAACGATTTAACTTGGAAATACTTTAGTTTTGTAGCCAACACCATAATGGTGTCATCTAATACGGTTGTGTCTGTATCGGCTGTAAAGCTGTTCTTTACTTGATTTGTAGGACTTCTTGCCCATCCTTTAGAACGGTATTCAAAGCCTAAATATTCAAGGGTGTTATATGGTGGCCATATCTGAAACTCATTTCCAAGAATACGCCAACGAACCCGTGGGCCTGTCGAAATATAGCCTGATTTAAGCCATTGCCATTGCTGTGCATCGACTGGCCCCAGCATTTGCCAATGTTTCGTTTTGTCCCAATGAGTATTATCTGTAACGGTTTCATAATCAGGCGGTAAGGGATACTTCGTTTTACTGAAGGTCACAGTACCGCCAACGCTTGTAGCAGAAGCTAACTGAGTAGTCGTTACGGTTGATCCTGAAACGGTGTTGACATAGGTGTCTTGGGGGATAGCTGTGCCAACGATTGAGTAAGTGTCATCCAAACCTGTGGTATTGGCAACATTTAATAAATCATAAGTGTTTTCAATGGTGTCACAGGTTGTGGTGATTGCTGTGGTGTAGAAGCGATATTCCAACTCCAATGCTTGCCAATTGTGTTCCTTAACCAAGTCATACCCTGCACGGTTCATCAAAGCTAGGATCTGTTGCACATCCTGACTAGGATTACCAGCTACATAAGTAGGTACGGAAAGGTTAAGTTCAGCAGTTACTTGCTGGACTAATTGGAGCATTGTTGATGACATATTAGGCTTCCTCTGTGGCTACCGTCTTTTTACGGGGTTTCTTTTCACCGACAGCAGCAAGTATAGTAGCCATTTGCTCTTGCATTAAGGCTAACTTCGCATCTGTTTCTTGTTTCATTTTAGCAGTTTCTAGTTCCTTTTTGGCAAGTTCTTCTTTCAAAGCGTTAATTTCACTCTCACGCTTATCGGTTTCTGCTGCCGTAGTTGCTAGATTTAAAAATGCCTTCGCCTTGTCACGGAACGAATACGGTGACATTCCTGCCACCATGCCGATACGCTGTAACTGTTGGTCTGAAGCGTGTGCAATAGATTCTACCGTTTGGAACTTAATTGCCCTTAATTCTTCAGCTTGGCTTTTTGATACTAAAGGCCATTCT